TCGCTACGAATCCGCTACACTAAGCGGATGCGAGCAGCGTGTGGTGAGTGTGTGGTAACCCTGTGTGGGAACCGTGGGAATCAACGGTTCGTCGCATCTGGTTTTCGCCGCCGTTTACCCTGGTCAAACGCCTGGACGCGCACTGGCGAAGTCTGCGTGGGCTGTTGTATGAAGCCACTCAGCTCGGCGCCGGGATCGCGGCGCGAGCATGGGGGTCTGCATGATGTTCAGTGACACATCCTCCGTCGACCTCTCACCCCGTGACCTATCCATCGTCCAGCTGGTCGCCCGCTTCAAGCAGGTCGCATCCAGCCACATCCACGAACTACTTTTCACAGACATCAAGAGCCACACGCCAGCAGACCGAGCACTGCGAAGACTGACGGCGAGCGGGCACCTGCAACGTGTCGAGCGTCGGATAGTCGGGGGAAGTCGGGGCGGGTCCGGCCAGTACGTCTACCAGTTGGGTCGGCGTGGCTTCTATGTCTACTTCGAGGGCAGGTATGCACCGTGGCGAACTGTCAACTACCACGCCCTAGCCATAGTGGACTCATACGTTGTCATGCGCCGGCTAGAACGGGCGGGCTACGTAGCTATAGCCGGCGTGTCTACCGAGCCTGATTGCTGGGTGAAAGTTGGCGGGAACGAGCTGAAGCCGGACCTGTACCTGGAACTGGCACGGGCAACGGGCGAGCGGCTGAAGCTGTGGCTGGAGATCGACATGGGTACAGAGGGTCAGCGACAGATAAAAGACAAGCTAGAGCGGTATTGGCGGGCCTACAACGAAGCCGATTGGCCGGTATTCCCGCGCACCATATGGGTAGCCGTGGACGCCGAGCGCGAGAAGGAACTGGCTTGGTTGATATCTCAAGGCCCGCCCGACGCACGCATACTATTTCAGGTGACGACGCTGGCCGGTCTGCCTTCGTTGTTTGTGTGACTTATCCACAGCTTTTTACCAGAAATAGTATTGACTATTCCTCATGCTAAGCGCATACTGTAAGTATTGCATAAAACGCAACGCACCTTAGAAAACTCATGCGCTCATTGTCAGTAAGTAAAGGGAGACAATGACATGACAGAAAAAAGCACAGCATCTACGCGGTACGGTGACATCATGTACTACTACTCACGAGAAGTTGAACCACGACCTTTTAGTCGGTTCACGTCAGATGATGCAGAGCAACAAGCGAACGATGATTGGATTGAACGCGCATTGTCGTGGGGTAGTCATCACTTCGACGAGTATGGTCGCGTGGTTGCCTAGCGGTTTACCGCTGGCCATGAGGGCATGAGTGAATAGCAACAATTGATGGAGGAAACATATGAAATACTACTACTCGAATGTTTATCAAACGCTGTACTTTCTCGAAAACCGCACATTGTGTGGCGTTACGCGGAATAGTAGCGGCTTGCTCGATGCCGATGAGGCTTTCGTAGTAAACCTCGACAATGGCGAGGTCTCTCGCGAGTTTTACATTGAGGTCGCAGCCCGGTTGAGTGCCTAGTGATTTACCGCTGGCAAGTAGCGTGATAACTCATTAACGTAAGAGGAATAACTCTATGACAACAGATACAGAACCAACGATGCAACTGGAGATCTACAAGCGTACGCTGCTAATGCTTGAGCGTGAGAAGGCCGTCGTGGAGTTGGATGAACCGACCGGCGAGTTCAAAACAGAGTATCTGGTGGCGCTCGACTATACGCTTGATATGGTGCGGCAAAATATCGCCCGCCTGAGTGCGGGGTCACCTTCACGATGAAGCAGCGAAACGCTGTCCGCAACGCTCGCCTCAAGGCTGCGCAACTCCGCTGGGCTAGGGAAGATCGCGAACGGGGCTTCCCTGTCCGGCACAGGCGAATCTCTTGCATGGAACGAAAGAATCAACAACTTAATGAAGACCTGCTAGTAGTAGCCGCACTCGCGTTTGTATGCGTGTGGGTGGAACTGGCGGGGTAGGGAGTTATATGAGGGAATTGAAGTTTAGAGCGTGGGACGGGTCCAAGTTATATGAAGTGAAACATTTGGACTGTTTGCCAACGGGGGAGGCTTACGCCTCGGCGGCTGGTTACCTAGACAGTACGGCGGTCATGGAGTACACCGGTATGAAGGACAAGAACGGCGTGGACATCTACGAGGGGGATATCATCGGGGTGGACGGAAAGGCTTGGCCGCGTGCGGTTGATTTTGAGGATGGCCGCTTCTGTCTTGGAGGTGGGGCACTGGTCGAGCGGATGGGTGACTGGTCAAGGCGTGGCGACCGTTACGAAGTCGTGGGCAACATCTATGAGAACCCGGGGCTACTGGCATGAGCGGGCCGCTTTTTGGTACTCTAAGCAGCCTCTCTAATTCCCGGTAACGGGGGAGGCACCTCACGTTCGACTGGCTTAGAAGTGGGGACCGTTCAGAGTCTTCGTACTTGCTGAGCTAGTGGCGATTTGATAGATACAGCTACTGAACATCTCAGGCTACGGAGAGCAAGCGAAGCGCGGTAGTGACGTTGTAGACAGGTGGTGAGGGAGTTTTCGGAAATGTGAGACACCGAGTAATTACTTCGGCTCAACTAATCCCTAGCTAGCGTAAACTTCCCCTCCAGCTGTCTACAATGGTATCTGCTTGTTAATGATCAGCGGGGGACTATCCGCACTTCCGCACCAGGCGCTTTACGGTAGCACTAAACGTCGTTGTACTGTGGCCTCATCAAGTAGGCAAATGGTCAGGGAAGAAGTACGTTACGCTTCGACTAGGGTGCGACCCTATCCAGATACTCTACTGGTATTGCCCAACCAACTGCCTACTTGTCAAGGTGTGTGCCGCCCGTACTGAGTAATGTTTTGAGTCGTCTCAGTAGGTGATTCGGTGGCTGTACTGGCCTGCCTAGACTGATAGATGCTTGACAAATAGAGAGCCAGTTCTCATAATCATGTATGTGATGGCAGCCCCTCGAAAGAGGGGTTTTCTATTTGCGTGTGATGGCAAATATCCCTTGCATTTAAGCACGATACGCGGCCTATTGCAACTTGCTACGGCTTATGGACGGGAAAAGTATTGACTATTCATGGCGCATATGCTAGTATTAAAAGGTAAGTTAAACAAGGCAACATAAATATGAAGACAAAGGAACAAGCACTAGATACCACCCAGCCCGTCGAGCTCACGACGTTCCTGGAAGGCCAGGCCGCTCCCTTCGTCATCCGTGGCGACTACGAAGCCGTGGCGCCCATGGCTGAAGCCCTGCGCCAGGCTGACGAGCAGTTACCTACACAGGTGGCAACTCGTACCCGCAAGGTGGCTCAGGCAGCCGTTGAAGCAGTCTCCGCGCCGATACAGACAGGCCTCGGCCGGGTCGCGGTTGATGTCAAGGCGATCGTGTACGACAAGCTGCACCGCACGAACTTCTACGACCTGCTCCGCGACAAGCGGAACACTGAGCGTGATCTTCGGTTCGCCGGCAGTCTCGGCCTGTTCCAGGAAGAGGTCTGCGCCAAGCACCGCAAGGCCCTTCAGTCGGTACGGAGGGTCCGGTAATGGCCTTCGAGCAGATAGCGACCGGCATCGTCTTAGCGCTCATGATGGTGCTGGCCGTGATAAATAAGATTGTCGCTTAGAGTCAGTAGGCTTATAATCAGTCGCATATGGAATTGTCTGACTACCTAGCAAAATCAACCGAAGCAAGCGGAGTGCCGTTGAAGGTAGCGGATAAGCCAGTGCTACGCGACATCGCCGCTCTGCTCATCGAGGGCAACCCCGAGTTCATGCCTCGAACGAAAGCCGCCTGACCGTCAGACCTTCCACTGGATGTCTATCCACTGCGGATCGAACCTGTGTCGCTGACCGTCCCTCGTGACGTAGAACGGCTTGGTGCTGCCGGGGTTGACCACGATCTTGTCGATCAGCATGGCAAGCAGCGTCCGGCGCCACGTATCACTGCCGCTGTTGTCCCACGCTGCCCGGACTGAATCACCTACAGGAATGAGACCGGCGGCCGTCCTGTGGCGGTTCACGACCTCCAGCTCGCGCTCCAGCCGTTCAAGCTCCGCCTCGGCCGCTCCCTTGGCTCTGGAGAACTGTTCCCGGTCAAGCAGCCCCGTTGCGTAGTCCTCGACGAGCGCGTCCAGTCGGGTCTTGGCGGCCTGGCGGCTGTGGAGCAGCAGGGAGATCGCGACATCTGTGTCGTTATCTCGCTTCAGCAGGTTGCCGAGCTCCGGTGTATCGAGCCGGTACAGGACGCACTCTTTTATCCAGTCGTCGAGCGCCTCAGCGTTGCGCCGTATCCGGTTGCAGCCGAACTTTTTGCCCTGAGCGTCCGTGCGCTTGGCACAGAAGTAGACGCGGCGCGGTGGGAAGCTGGGGCCAAGGTCGTACATGCGGGTGCCGCTGAGCGGGTTACCGCACCTGCCGCAGTAGGCGAGGCCGGTCAGTAGGTACTTGCGGGCGATGGGGCCCTTGAAGTTGGACTGCTCACGCCTGAGCCTGATGGTTAGCTGCAGCTGTTCCCACGTAGCAGGGTCGAAGACCGGGTCCCAGACAGCGGGGTAATCAACGCCGTCGTACTCTCTTAAACCGGCGTTGCGCTTGCGGTTGAGCAGGTTGCGCACGGTGATGTTGTGCCATGGCCTCCCCATGCTGGTCGCGTGACCCTGCTCGTTGGCCCAAATGGCGATCTCTTTGAATGAGTGGCCAGCCAAGTAGCGCCGGGCCATCTCTCGCATGATGGCGGCCTCAGTCTCGTTGATCGTCACCATGTCCGCCTCGTACCCAAACGGGCGGCGTGAGCCGTGTGGTTTGCCGGCGCGGGCCTTCTGAGCGTTGGCCCGGATCTGACGGTCACTCTTCTGCTCGATCTCGTAGCGTGCCCAGCCGGCGAGCTGGTCGGCCATCATGCGGCCCATCGCGGTCGACATGTCCAGGTCAGAGCCTCGAGCTAGGGCGATGATCGTCCGGTGCTTCTGGCAGGACTCGATCAGCCGGACGGTGTCCTGGCGGTTGCGCGTCAATCTGTCCAAGCTCCAGGCGATGATGACGTCAATCTCGCCGCGGCCAAGGGCGTCCATCATCTTCTCGAACTCGGGGCGGTGCACCTTGCCCGAAGCCGATGTGTCATTGTCGATATAAGTGGTAGTCAATTGCCAGCCGCGGACGTCCGCTAGCTTTGCACAATCTTCTTCTTGGCGACTGACTCCCAGTGATTCACCTGTCTTATCCAGTGATATCCGTAGGTATAGAACTGCCCGCATGTAATGGTTCCTGCTTACTGGAGTTCATTATGAATGTTTCCAGTAGGTAGTCAACACATCTTCCTCACGTTTGTCAACCCAACTAGCGGTTGACCAAGGGCTTTCTTCGGCCGTGACCGCCTTGCACCGTTGTAACGACACGCTGACGCTAGGCCAAACTACACCCAAGTAATTCCACGATCTAGAACCAACACGGCGTGGCGCACCGCAAAAAACGTGGGCGTGGCATCAACGTTATTTACAGGACCACCGAGCCCGCGGTGGTCCTGTAAACCCCAAGGGAGTCACATCGTGACCAGCAACGCGGTGCTCGCCACCGTGAACCCCACCCCCCACCCCACCCGCCCTGAGGAGGCGTCATGAGCTCACTCGTAGTGCAAGGCCGCCAGGACTACGACTGGCGGCTGCCCAGCCTTCGAAGCACGAGATCGACACGCAAGCAGGCTGAACGTCTGCAAGCACAGCTAGCGATCGAGGAGGAGCGTCGCATCATCCAGCATGTACGGGTCCGAACAGTGACAGAGGTCGGAGTGGCTGCCATGCAAGGAACAAGCACTGTCACGCAGGTCGCAGAGGCCGAAGCAGCTGCTGTACCCGGCGAACGTCACAGGGTCGACGCCATCGCTGACGCGACCGCTGCCGCCCTGTTGAAGATCGTCATGGAGACAGGGCAGTGATCCTGGCCTCCGTCTTGCTGCTTCATCACATCGAGGGAGTCTGCAAGCCGCTGTCATGGGCGAAGCAGGCAGCGGTGGACTTCCTGGCCCGCACGGCAGCTCGGGATCGCACCGGCGCCGTCGAGCGGGCTGAGCAGGTCAAGGCAGAGCGTCTCGCTCGAGCCCAGCGGGCAGGGCAGAAGCAGGAACCTAAGGTCACCGAGAAGCCGATGCCGGCCATCACGCAAGGTGATCCCAGTAGTCACGAGTTCAGCGCACAGTTCAGAGAGAGCGAGGAATACTTATGGAAACAGTCGTGATTGTCACAATGCTTCTATCCCTGGCAATCGGCGTGATTCTTGGTGGAGCATTCTTCATGCACCGGTATGAGAAACAGCTGAATCACCTCGGCCTGCTTCACACGATAGTCGGGATTGAGCAGCAGGGGATCGAGGCCCAGAAGCTCATTATGTCGGTGACCGGCAATGCTATTGCTGATATCCGTCGCCCGCGACTGGTCGACAGGAATTAGGAGATGTTCCGCAGGTTCTGGGAACTGATCATCGTCCTGATAGTGCTTGGTCTGCTCCTCCAGATCTTCGTCGAGACGGTCAGGCCGATGATGCCTTACATCATTCTGGCCGGCATCGCGTTGATAGCTGGTCGAGTGCTATATAGGCGTAACCAGAACTGGTAGTAGCCAACGAAGAGCACAAGGACGTCCTAATCTATAGCTGTTAAAGTATTGCATATATGGACGTCCTTGTGCTCTCATTGCTGGCGATCTTCGCAACCATAGTAACGGGAGTTCTCATGGTAAAGACGCTCGACCAAAAGCGCCGCGATCATGAACGTAAGACATACCGGCTGACTTTCCCGTCCGAACTATCCGAAGACACTGTCACTGCCTGGATCAGGGCCATCTCCGGCACGCTCCGCTTCAGCTCGTCGCGTCTCGTTGGAGTGCCGACTATCGGCTTCGAGCTCTGGGCGACCAACGACGGGCTTGTCCACCGACTGAAAATCCCCTGGCAGCACGCCGACTACGTCATCTCACAGTTGCGCAGTCTGGTGCCCGGCATCCGGGTAACACCCGAAGACGAGTGGCCACACCGGAAGTGGGTCAAGGCCGTTGAGGTCGGTCTGACGCACTCCGGTCGCCCGCTGCGCATCTACTCGCCAGCCGACATGGCGTCGTCTCTTCTGGCCAGCGTGCAAGCCCTACAGGCCGATGAGACCGTCATGGTGCAGTGGGTGGTGACACCGTCCGTGCCGGTCCATCCGCCGATCTACAAGCAGGCCCAGACGGACACGCTGGGGCTACGTGTGTTGAGCACCGGCACGATGGCCAACCGCGACGAGGTTCGAGCGAGGCGCGAGAAGCTGGCCGAGCCCAACGTGCTGGCTGTCCTGCGGGTGGCGTCGGTGGCGAAGACTCCAGTACGGGCCGAGCATCTGATTCACCGCGTCAGGGCCTCACTGTCAAGTACGCGTGGCCCATCTTCGCGGTTCGTGAAGCGCATGGTGCCGGCCAAGAAGTTGCAGCAACGCATAGACCTGGCCAGCGGTTCGGTCAACTTCCCGATTCAACTATCAGCGCCGGAGCTGACGGCGCTACTGGCTTGGCCGATAGGGAATCCGTTCGTCACCGGCCTACCGCCGCGCATGTCACGTCAGCTACCGGCCACTGACCTGGTGCCGCGGGAGGGCCGGGTGCTTGGCCGCTCGAACTTCCCGGGAAACGAGCGGCGTATAGCTATCGACTACACCGCGGCGCGCAAGCACATGCACATTATCGGTCCGACCGGGGCAGGGAAGACGGCGCTGCTGGCCAACATGATGAAGCAGGACATGGAAGCCGGGCACGGCGTCATCCTGATCGACGGCAAGGGTGGATCGTCGAGCCTGTTCTCTGCTGCCCTGGATTACGTGCCCAAGAGGCGTGTGGACGACGTCATCGTGCTCGACGTGCAAGACACGTCAAGGCCTGTGGGTTTCAACATCCTCAAGCAGGGCGACCCACGGGTAGTCATCGACGAGCTGACTGACCTGTTTGAGTCGATGTATGACAGCAAGAGCGTCTGGACCCGCGAGATCCTGTACCACGGGCTCAGGACGATCATCAGCGATCCAAGGCTGACGTTCATCGACCTCGGGCCACTGCTCGTTCCGATGTCTGAAGACGATGGCAAGTGGCGCGACAACCTGATCAGAGGCCTGGACGACGTCGAGCTGCGGCAGTTCTGGCAGCGCTTCGAGAACCAGCCGCGCTCCGCGCAGGACCGCATCACACAGCCTGTAATGGATAGAATCTGGCAGCTCAACGCCCGCCCGGAGATACGGAACATCATCGGGCAGAGTTCCTCGGGCTTCCTGATGTCGGACGTGGTGGCGCAGGGCAAGATTCTGTTGGTCAACCTTGGCGGCCTGTCGATAGACACGGCCAGCCTGACCGGCACGCTGCTCATGAACGCGCTGTGGCACACCGTGAAGACAACGCCGGCCGACCCGCCTACCTACCTGTACCTCGACGAGTTCCAAAAGTTCATCCGGTTGCCAATCGACCCGGAGAGCATGCTGGCTGAGGCTCGAGGCTTTGGGCTGGGCATGACCCTGGCCCACCAGCACCTCAACCAGCTGCCAACGGAGCTGCGGCAGGCGGTGCTCGCCAATGCCCGCTCGAAGATCATCTTCCAAACCACGGCCGACGATGCCCGAATCATGTCGAGAGAGTTCGGCAGCACCGTCACAGACGACGACTTCATGCACCTCGGCAAATTTGAAGCGATCACCCGTATAGCTACGCCGGATGGCGTGAGCTCCCCATTGACCATGACCACCATGGAGCCGGCCAAGCCAGCCGGTACAGCGAAGGAAGTGCGCTATGTTTCTAGGCAAAAGCACGGCCGGCCGGCCCACGAAGTGGAGGCGGAGATTATCAAGCGCCGCACGGTCGAGGAAAAGAAGACGAACCGACCAAGGCCAAAGATCAGCGGCTGGGACAAGCCTGACGCGTCCTGAAGCGGTTTCAAGCCGCTTTCCCTGGCTGAGTCGCTGGTTCTCCAAGTTTGAGGCGCAGAGGTACTCACACAGGCGCTACGTGCGTCCGTTGTGCACCTGCCAGCAGCAAAAAAATAGGAAGAGACGCTCCATGGCAGGTGACAGTTTCGTCGAGCTAGGCCCGGAAGCTCGAGTTCAGGCGGCCACACACGCTCTGGATACGATAGTTCGATTACGGCAGTATTCGGACGACAACATAGCCAGTGTGGATGATTCAGTAGCTAAGCTCAGAATAAAGATTGTAACGGCTGTAGCCGAAGAGGCTGTCTTGAAAATTGCGTTCAGGTGACTTGTGTGTCTTTCAAAAAAACTGAAAGAAGTCTGTGGTGTTCGCTGGCGCACCGCCGCTCTTGCTCACTGTAATCCGTGGCGTCACCGCGTAGCTGTTTAAGACTGCGCCGTTGCGGAGTACGCGGAAATCGAGGGTATCAGTATCAGCGACGGCTGACGATACGACTGTGAGGCTGTAGAGATGTTCGGTGTAGTTGGAGGCGGTCAGCTGATGGTCGGTGACAAGTCCAGTTTCAGAGACTTCACCAGCTACAAATGAGCCGGTACCAGCGCCGAGGCGGTTGGTGGTAGCTCCACCGTCAGTGAGGGAGGGGGAGGCGTAGGGAACAACCTCTACGCCTGTGACTGTCGAAATAGTGGCTACACTAAAACATACATCATTTGTATCTGCCGTCCACGTCCCCGCGTTTCGGATAGCTCGGTTTCCTCCATGCCCTGCTCCGAAGGTAACAGTAATATTATTCGTGTTAGTTAGTCCACTCCGGTCTAATACTATGAAGTAAGCGGATGCGGCCGTCGTTTTGTACATCTGTACCGAGGAAAAGATAAATTCTACCAATGTATTAGTACTTGACTGTGTAGATGCGTCAAGAGAATTTGATGTCGCTAGCAAGGTGACAGGCACACCGCCGCTACCATAAGTACCACTATGTGAATAAAGTTTGGCAGATATACTCCCTGTCGCTGTTCCATTTCGGGCAATTCCTATCGAAGCACTAGCTATATACTTCCCATCCCCCAAGAATGACTGGCCAACCATATCTTGAGTACTACCGGAACCGCTCTGGTTTCCAACTCTGTTTGCCAAGGCAAATGTATCAGCAATTACAGGAGATTCGACAGTTCCGACATTCGCATACGCCCCGCCGTCAAGCGAATACTGCAACTGGTAATCATCCGTACTTGCCCCGGCGACCGCCCCGCTCTCCTGCAAGCGGACACGGAGGGCTAGGTTGCTGTCAGTGTCTACTGTGCGGGTGATGTTGGTGTTCTGGGCTGCTATGACTGTGCTGCCGGATTCCGTGCCGTCTTCGTAGAGGCGGAAGGCGGACTGGGCGACGACAGGTACAGCGGGCTTCAGCGCAAATACCTGATAAGCATTAATTGCCGTGACGATGGTTGCTACGGTCGTATCCGTAGAACCGGCCGTGGCTTTTATACCTGTATAGACACCGATACCACCACCCAGTCCTAATGCTGTTCCTGCGTCATAGCGCTCAGTCAGCGAGGTCAAGTTGGCATTGGTCATGCTCGTCACCCAAGCAGCGGCACTGTCGCTATCCTTGGTGATTCCAAGTACGACTAAAGACTCGGCTACCGTAGTCGTAAGGGCTGGCAGGGTTGCTGCGGTACTGGTAGCGGCCTTGACACCTCCGACGGGCGTATCGAACGGGTCGCCGGAGGTAATGACACCACGGAACGTCACAATCACGGCATGGGTGTGGTCGGCTAGGGAAGCGATAATAGGCGAAGCCATAGCGCCTGATGTTGCCCTGCACCAGAACATGTGTAGCTTGGTTCCCGCCGTGCCTGTGCCTGTGGACTGAACCGTGCCGAAGGCGACAAAACCGTTAGCCGTGCTTAGCGTAGGCGTAGCTGAGCCACCCGCGGTTTCCACGAACAAGATTGCCACATCGTTAGTTACATGCGCTGGCCATGCAACGGTTAAAGCCGCTACTGCCGCGGAGTGTCCAGCAGCGTTACTGACGGCCTGGAAAGTCGGAACCGCCATGGATTAGGTCAATGGTCCTGCGGCCATACATCGCCACTTGTTGGTAGCTGCATTGCGCACAAAGCCGACGTCGAGCCGCTGCGTACCGATCGTTGTAGTCGGCAGAGCCACCGCACCGGCCTCGAATGAGGCACCCCACGTGATCGCCCGGGCAGCGGTGCCAGTGATGGCGATCCACAGCCTTTGGCCGTTGATAGGTGACCCAGACAAGTTGGTAGTGAAAGACGTGATATCTCCCGCTTGAGCGGTCAGGATATACATGTCGACGTCATCGGTGTTGATAGTTGGCGTCGCGCTCGATGCCACCGTGCCGACACGATGGATTTGGTTGGAACTGGATAGCCGTCGAATGGCCATGGCCTACAGTCCCGCGATGACTACCTTGTAGGCACCGGAGGAAGGAGCCGTGGCAAACTTGAAGGTCGCTGTGCTGGTCGAGGTGGCTTCCCACTCAACTTCTACGCCAGTGTTGGTCGTCGCGTCCCGGACGGCCGGCACGATGTTTTGCGTGCCAAGGTTGTGCGTAACGACGATGTTAGATGTGGACCCATCACCGATCGTGGCGGCGTACCCGCGCATGAAGTCCGCTAGGCCGTCTGGCGTTACGACGACGGAGCTGGATGAGCGAGCCTTCGTCTCATTCGTAGTGGCCAGCTCAACGACACCCGTAGCTGAGGTGGAAGCTTCTTGCTTGATGTTGCCGAAGGCGGTGGCGGCATTGTTGACGTCCGAAAGGTTAGAAGCGATCTTGAGTTGGGCATCATTCGTCACGTTCCCGAGTCCAACATCGCCCTTGGCAAGCGTGACTGCTCCTGTCTGGCCGGCCACGCTGAGCACCTGGTCGGTGTAGTCGAGCTTCAGCCAGTTGGCGGCATATGTACTGGTGCTGGCGTTGTCGGTGATCGCCAGTATGCGGTCATTGATACTGAAAGGGATGGAGTTGACCGTACCTGCCACGCTCACGATGTAACTGGCTCCGGCCTGCGCAGTGCCGCCTCCGGGGAACGTCCCGGCGCTAGCGTCCCAAGTACCCATGAGGACAACTGAAGCATCAAGGGCATTGACGCGACTCTCTATGGCGTCGAGATCGACAGCCTGCGTGACTGTGACATGGTCAAGCTTTGTCTCATCGGCGGTCGTGAAACTGGCCGTGGTGTTGTTCAGCACTGTGCTGTTGCTGTGGGTGTGACGAGCTGCGGTGTTTGCGGCGACGTCGGTGTTGGCCGACACGGTGCTTTGGAAGTCCGAGATGGTGCTGGCCGTCTGTGAGCCCGTGTGGTTCGCCCTGGACTTCAAGTTGGCGTCGGTGTCGTTGGCAGTTGCCCCGGTGGCGATTCCGGATAGCTTGGTGAATTGGGCACTAGTGAAGACACCGGCGTTGGTGCCGTCGGCTGAGGCAATTGTGACGTCGGCACCAGTATTACTGTTTATGGCGACGCTTGTGGCTGTAAGCGTACTAGACAGGTCAGTCGCGCCAGCGCCGCCCTGAACGCCGAGGTCAAGCCACGAGCCGTTCTTGCGGATGTAGGCGGTCTGGTCCGTCGAGTTGTAGTACATCTGCCCTTCGGCGGGGCTTGATGGTGCGCTCGAGAGTACCTGAAGCACTGCGTTCTGCAGTTCTCTCTTGCCTAAGTCTATTGATGATCCGTAGGGTATTGCCATGCTTATTGCTGCTTTCTTACTTTAGTTTATCACCGCTTCGTCTAATTGCATACGACCCGCCCACCGAATGCTGCATCGAATTGCAGGAAAACTTGATTCAAATTGCCCGGTTGATAGTTCACCTCGACAATGACCTCATCCCCTGCGCTATTGATCACAGTCACGGCGGGATACTTGCCTAAGCTGTGTGTCACGGTTAGCGCTGTCGTGGGAGAGAACTCTTGCGTGTAATGAGAATCGTCGCTTCCATCAACTCCGGGTGGCCCCGGTTGACCAGGCGCACCGGGAAGGCCTTGTATACCGCCATCTCCCGTGAAGATCACTTCCTGGTCGGCGTCCTCGACTACGTCTATTTGTGCCTCCGGCTCGACGCCCAACACCTCGGTGTAGGAATCGTCAGTGACGATGATCTCGTCCATCGCCATTAGGTTGTCCTCTGTGTGACCTCTGGGGTGATCTGACACCGCGGCAGCTCACCGTTGCTCCGCTTGTAGGTGCGAATCTTGCCGCCTGAGTCTTTGAGCTGGATGTCGTAGACGTACTCACCAGGCACAGCTTTCGGTCCGCCGGTGACGGCTGCAGTCAGGGAAATGACGGTCTTGCCGTTCGCCGGGTCAGCTGCGGGATGGTCGTGCACGCTTTCCTGGGCCTTGATGACGGCGTTGCTATCGTCGGTATCCACCTTGTCGACCAGGTCCTCGGGCTTGACCGTGAAGAACACCGTGCAGCCAGTCAAGTTGGGCGCACCCGGAAGGGTGACGCCAAAAGACTTGTCATCGCCGCGGGTGATCCTGAGCATGGCTACGACCGAGGCGCTTCGTTCTTAGGCGCGGCGTAGACGATGACCGCGGTAATGATTGCACTAATCAAGACTTCGATGGCATCGTTGAGGTCATCCGCGATGATGATGTTGTACTTCGCCATGAAGAGCACGATTGCCCCCGCGACTGCTCCAGCTAATGCTTTGCTGATTGGTTTGAATGCTTCTAACATAGAATCTCCCTACTGTAAGTTACGTTGTATATAATCTACGACGGTCACCTTGTCGATGACCTTCGCCGGTGTCACGGCCGGTGCGGCTTGCTTGGCGATGAGGCCGTGCAGCTTGCTCACATCAGCCCAGAAGTTCACCATGGCGTCCAGGTTCTCCTGATTCGCGACCTTGCCGGTGAACCGGTAGTCGTAGCCTTTGCCGGGGTAACCCCCGGTGGCCAGTACGGATAGTACGTTCTCTTGATCTTTCGTTATGGGCATTTCGCCTCCTTCGCTTATGTTCCATTTGCTGGCATCATCGTACTTCGCTTTGCTTTGGACAGTCGAGATGTGCAAGTGCTTGTCGTGAGGGTTCTCGCCGTAGTACGGGGTCCAGACCCCGCCCTCCCAGATTCGCCGATTGAAGATGATGTACCAGATGCGCGAATCGCCTGACCGCAGTAAAGCGGTTGCCAGCTTGTTCATGTCTGCACCGTTTGCCGGGTCGTGCGTGATGTCCAGCGCCGTTACAACGCCTTCGGCGTTAGGGTTGTGCTCGCTCTTGACGGCCTGGTGCGCGGCATCCCCCAGCATGCCGTCCGACGCCTTGTTCCGCGCGGGATATAGAGCATTGACCTGAGCCAACAATGTTGCAAGACTCTGTGCCGGTCGAGGGTAGTTAGGCCACGCCATGAAGTGCCTTCTTCCTTAGGTGGTACCGGCGATTGCGGTCACGTGCGCATACCCGACAGCGATTCTTATCTACGAGCTTCGGTCGGTCCTCCGGATACTTGTGACCGTTCGGACATACCTTGAGATCCGCTTTGCCATCACGGCCCTTGTTGAACATGTCCGCCATATTCTCGGCTTGAGTCCCTCGGCGGAGGTGAGATGGCTCGCTGCAGGAGGGATTATCACACTTGTGCAGGATGACGTCTGCTGACGTAAGTGGCCCGACCTTCATTCGATAGGCCAGGCGATGTACCCTCAATAGGCGCCCGCGATGCTGAGCACGAATCTGCCCATACCCGGACTGGTTACGATATCCGTTGTACTCGAGGCATCCGGCAGATGTTCGAGTCCAGCCTATAGCTCGAACCTTATTCCACACTGCTTCGAAGCTTATATCTTGAAATGCTGCACGTGCCATATGCTTCCATAATAAAACAACCTTGAGACAATTCCTATTTTTCATCGCAAGCAGGGTGACAGTAAGTTATCTGACTGTCACAGGACACACTTCGGCGCACCATGTAGACATGATCAAAAAACTATTCAACCCAAATACGCTAGATCCGGAGCTACGGCTTAACTTCCTGCGACTACAACGTCGGCGGCTCGCACTTCGATAGGCGTGAACTCTGACGGCTGTCTGCCGCCCGGCAGATCACTTTGGTCAAAGCAGTACTTCTGCCCACCAGGGTTCCTCGACTCGAGTGGCAGGATGAGCAGGCAAGTGATGTACCTGCGGTTTTCTTCAGTGCGGGTCCTACCGTCACGCTGAGCGTTGGCAACAAGTGCCTGTTGGTTGTGAGCCACTACGACTAGGGACACTAGGACGGCGGCTAGAACAAAGACCAGCAGTAGGAATGTGGCCACGCGTTGACGCTTGTCGTTCTTGACCAACCGCTCATAAGCCTTGTATTCGAGGTCACCTTCCATGCGAGATAATCCTAGCCAACGCGCTCATGACTTCTTTGTGATTGTTACTCGTGAGGGTTGTGAGCTGGGCAATAGGAACACCGAAGTTCTGGTCTTTGTACTCCTGGAGAGCTCGCTCTCGTTCCTGCGCTCGGGCGGTACTGGCAGCAAGGTCAGCCTTGAGGTCCGTCCGCTCGAGTCGGAGATCGTTGTTTTGACCTCGGAGCTCATCATTGCCAGCCTGTAGGAGCGCGATCTGCGCCTCAAATCTCTGCTTATTAAATACTGTTGCCGCAGCAGATAGAACAGCGAGACCAATGCCAAAGACCAAGCCGAAAGTGTTAAGAGCATCCATCCGACACTTTCTGTTGGCGCTGCTTACACATTGATGGGCTCCTTGAGAATATAAGTCGTGATCGTGCCGGCGAAGGTCTGACTCGGAGCCTGGATGCCAAACTCGTAGCGGATGTAGCTACTGTTCACGTTGCGCACGCGCAGATAGGAAAGCATGACGAACACGTTGGTTGTGCCGCCCCCTGTGCCCGGCGTGAAGAAGGGGATCGGATACAAGCCGGGGCTGCCATTAGTCAGCGTGTCGATTCGTACGGCTGACAGCGAGAGTGGGACATTCGACTGGTTGTGGACGGCGTCGACTGTTGCGCTAGATGGGTTCACGCCACCGGATGTGAGCGAGAATGGGGTGTTGATCACCTCGAGCACCTCAAAGGTCTTCTTGGTGCTACTCCAGATCAGCTGGCTCTCAGGCGCCGTCTTGACGTCGACTCCGGCCTCGGACAGCTTGCCGACTATGTTGCCTTCGTCGTCACGGCCGAGCAGCAGGATGTCGACCCCAGCATCCGAAACGATCAGCCGTCCGTTCTCGTATTCGATCCGTAGTTCGCCGTTGTGGGTACCGAGCAGTGCTTGCCCGGAGTCTCCCGCCATTAGGCAACCTCAACCTTTTCGAGTTCGATTGACTCGATGTTATTGTTGGTAGGATTGCCGTCAGCATCTTGCAGCTCACCCTCATAGAGGCCGGCAAGCTTGTTTCGCGCCGAGTCTTCGTTCTTCGCCTCTATAGAGCCGTCTGCGAAGCCTTGCTTGGTAGTTACATGGAAGTTGAATAATTGCATAACGTTTTCCTATATGGCCTCCACCAAGATGAATGCGGGATAGCTTGCCCCTGCCTCGAGCTTCGCCGTGCCAGCAATCGTGTCGTGGGCCAGCCCGACGTTGTACGTCTTGGCGCCGGCGGAGGGCGTATGTACGGCCATGGCAAGGCCTATGGTTGCGCCTGAGCCACCTCCACCGAAGCCGTTGCCGCCACTCAGCCGGGTTCCTGAGCCCACTGCACCGTCCCAGATGGACAGGACGATCTTGGCGTTCGCTGCCGTGGCGCTGTACAGCGTTGAGCAGTAAGCGGTGATCTTGACCCGGCGCCCACCGGGGGGAATCGTCACCGCGGCTGTCAGACCGGTGACCTGGCCGCCGGTCGTCGAGGTAGTGGTGAAGTCCGCAGTGATCTGGGCGTAACCGAGAGTGATGGCACTAGTTGCCAGCGCAGCTGCCGGCACTGCACCCTGATTCAATCCAGTACCCGCTGCAAGGGCTTGATCGTTGGCGTTCAGTTCGTTCCACTGAGCAGTGGTCGGTATCTGACCGTTGGTGAATGTTTTAGATGGGTAAGGTAATGCCACTCGTTGTTATCTCCTAAGACTCAGTATAACAAATCATGGCGCCAAACTATGCGTGCCATTTATAGCACTGACGCCTATCTGGAAGTAGCTCGTGAAGTCTCTGGCCTCGAGAGTTAGTGACTGTGAAATGGGGGAGTTGGGGCTCATGCCGATACGGTTTCCTAGCACCACCGTCTTCAGGGTTTCGTTCGTATCTTCGATCGTCACGTTGACAACGTCACCGAATTGATAGGCCGGGTTGGGAAAGATAGGAGCCAGCATCTGCCGCCTCGGCTGGTTGTAAGCGGTAACGAGAATGTAGGCGTATGCCTGGGCGGTCGCGGCATCCTGAAGGTAGTCATTCGAGACTTCTTTGACAACGCCTCCGTCGTCAGGGTTGAGTCCGTTATCGTCGATGCTGGTCTGGTCCTTGTACTCCTCGACGATCTTGCTTGTCACCTTGGCTGGTTGTCCGAAGACGCTCATCCGCGTGATATAAGCCTCGCTGGACCCGGCATTGCTGAAGGTAGCGGCGAATGACGTGCCGAAGGTGTAGAAGCTATCGAGCGCCACTGTGCCCGCCGCACTGGAGGTGCCGTCAGTGTCTGTTGTGGGGGAGTAGAAGCTGTTAGTGAGGATCTCGTCAGACTCGATCGGCGTCTGGATGTTGATGACCGGCAGCTCGCCGTCCTGGTCGCTGAAGCTACCGATGTACTCGGTGGTGCCGCCGGCAGGAACCGTGATGTAGCCCGACAGCAGCCAGACAGGTTGTGAGTCCATCACCGTCCGCGGCTTCGTCGTGACTCTGACGTGGTTGATCACTGGCGTGTCAACGAACGTCAGGTCGACAATGTTGCTGTACGTCAGGGTGCCGACCGCGGCCGGGTTGCTATTGAAGTGATACCGGTTCCAGAAGCGGGCGATGCCCTGCTCGTCGATGAAGAACACGCCAAGCTCAGACTCGACCAGGTCGCGGATCAGTGTCCCGATCTTCTTGCCGTTGGGCGCAACGAAGTGGATGGCGTTCTGCAAGCTCGCGTCTAGGACGTACTGAGATGAAGTAAAGCCGACCTCTTGTAGCAGCATGGCTATCAGATCGTGGACCATGACATCGGTCTGCATGCCGAGGCTACTCTCGGTGCTGTTGATGTACTCCATGGCGTCGAAAGCGTGGATGCTCAGTATTCGGTTGCCGAGGGTTATCCGGGGACGACCGCTGTAGCCAACGAACTGCGGCATGTTTTCACCGCTGAAGCCCATGTTGACCTTGATCGGCCTTCCGGGTTTGATGTAGTTGCCGATGGTGGCATCGTAAGTGGGAAGATACCGTTTCGACGTGTTGTTGAACTCGATGTCCAATTGGGCGCTCATGACCCCGATGGGAATGGTACTGACCACACGCTCGATGTTGATGCTGTTGACGTTAGCGGTTTCCTCGACATAGTTGTACTTATCGAAGAGCGTTACCGTCGCGCCTCCAGGGATGATGTCCGGGCCATTGATGGCACTGGTACCGATCTGGAAGAAGATGGCAGCGGAGTTGTAAGTCTTGAGCCAGCTAATCAAAGCCGAGAAGGTCGGTTGATTGGCGGCTGCGGCGGCTGCCGTGGTGAAGGCTGAGGAGACAGATTGCATTACACTTCGTCGATTCCGACGGTGAATACATCCGTCATAAATGTCGCCCCCTTCTCGTATAGGCCAGGGCTCAGGATCGTCACGAGGCCAGTGAAGGCCCAGCCACCGCTGTAGCGGCTGTCAGAGTTGCTGTAGGCGTGGCTGCTGAGGTCGTCCGCCCAGGTGAGGATGGCTTGTAGCTCGACCGGTGTCAGGTCGGTCCACGTCAGCTCGGCGTACTTCTTCTTGCCCAACTGGTTGCGCTGCAGGCTGAAGTTCAAGCTACGGTTGTCATAACGGGAATACTTGTAGTACTCGGCCAAACCGTTCGGCATCTTGATCGTGTTGCCGTCTATCGTCATGCGGCCGTCCTCAGTTGTGACACGCTGTCAGTGCCCTGGCCGCGTAGTGCCTGGTCGACCATCTGCGCCATCTGAACGGCAAGTCCGCGCAGCGCACCTTCATTGCCGACGACGTTGCCGCCGATGTTGAAGGTGAAGTTGTAGGACGGCGCGCGCCCCCCTTGGTCGAGTGCCGCGGTGTCTCGTGCGTTGATGATGTTGCCTGACTGTCCAGGTACGAAGATCTCCTCGCCTTGCTCACCGACCCGATAGGCCGTGCCGCCCTGGACATAGCCACCACTGGCCCGGCCCTGGAGGTTAGAGCGTCCCCCCTGTAGGCCGCCCGCAGCGCCCTGCACACTGAGCGCGGAGTTGGAGCTCTGAAGCTTCTGGACGTTGCTTTGAAGCGTCTGGACGCTGCCCTGGAGCTTCGTAGCCGTAGCGGCCGTGCTGACGTCCAGGTCGACGACGCTGCGCCTCGCATCGTCTATCCGGCTGACCAGACCGCTGAACTTGTCGATGCGCAGCTGGATGCTGCTGGTGACGTCCGGTGTCGCGATGACGAGATTGCCCTCAGCGATATTCTGCAGGTTCTGTGCCTCGGTCACCTTGTCAGTCGCTTCCTGAAGCCTAAGCTTCGACTGCTCGAGGTTGTAGGACGCCTCACGCGCCTCGAGGGAGCTTGGGCCGTACTCTGCGACGGCTTCGTTATACGAACGCTGCGCGCGCTCGACTGACAGAGCACTGCCCAGCTGGTCGAACTTCGCGTCGCCGAGTGCTTTGGTCGCCTGTGTGGCGTTGTCTAGGTTTCGCTTGTTGATCTCGAGCTGCTCGTTGAGCCGTTCCTCTACGGATGCTTGCTGAGCCGAGGCCTGGCTGGAATCCTCAGTCGCCTTTTTATGGCCACCGAACAGATACAGGGTGGATGAGATGGCTGCGCCGACAGCGAGAATCGCCCAGCCGACTGGACCTGTGGCGATCTGGAAAGCCCGCGACGCAACTGCGGCCATGTTCAGCCCGGCGGCCATGGTGCGGAGGTTCGCGCCGAACCCGATGACTGCGCCGGCAGCTGTCGCGACTGGGCCGCCAAAGGCCAGTACGTTGATGGTGGCGTCCCTGACCGGTCCCTCCGTGCGCAGGAAAGACTGAGCGACGCCGTTGATCCGGTTGTTGAACTCTGCCAACACAGGAGCTGTCAGGGTGCCCACGGCGATCTTGAGCGCGGTGGAGCTGTCTTTGAGGTCCTTCTGGGACTGCGTGTACTTCTTGACCGCTTCCACATTGCTGGTGGACAGGGTGAGGCCCAGTCTGTCTGCGTCTTCCTGAAGCTTCTTGATGCCCTCGCTGCCCTTGTTGAGGATCGGCAGCAGACTGAGACCTTGACGGCCGAAGAGCTCGAGCGCTGCCGCGCTCTTGTCGGCACCGTTCGGCATGGCAGCAAACCTGTCTGCCACGTCGAGCAGAATCTCGGAGAATGACCGGGCGAAGCCGGCGCTGTCCTTCACCTTGACGTTGAGCTCGGTCAGCTTGGACGTGGACGCCTTGCTGGCATCACCAGCCTCCGCGATCTTCCTGGAAAACAGCCCAAAGATCTGCGAGCTAGCCGTGGCATCGACGCCCATGCGCTGGAAGGCGTACTGCAGCCGCGAAGCTTGTTCGACACCCTCCCCGGTAACCCTGGAAACTCTATTCACGCCGGCCACGTACTCGACCGTCGCGTCGGTCGCGTTCTTGGCGTATGCGGTGAGGCCGACCCCTACGGCAGCAATCGCAGCGCCAGCGATCTTGAAGTGCTTGCTCGTGTCGTCAGCTACCTTGCCACTGTCCGAGACATTACGACTCACAGTCCGAAGTGTCTGGGAGGCCTCATCCCTGGCTTTGATGGTCAGATTGAGTTCACTACTGTCAGCCATGGTTTACCTGTGAAGCCTTTTTGCGCTCATCGAGTGCTATCTGCAGTAAAGCTCTGAACCAAGGAGGCTGAGATACGAACTGCTGATAACTCCAGAGCATTGTTATACACATCTCCATCATAGCAATATCAGGAGTGATTTTTAAGCTTGCTCCGCCTAAGTAGCGGGCGTAGTCTTCTCGGAATCTTCGCCCTCGGTCATCACTAAAGGGTTGACTACCTTCTTGACCTCACGGCTTACTATCTTGTAGTCGGGGAGCGGAAGATTGCGAATCGCTTCGACGATGTCATCCGAGCTGCCATCAACGCTCACGACAGCTGCCAGCCACGCTTCATGATCAGCCGCGGCCATAGTCTCGCCCGTATAGGTGACGTTGCCAGCTGCGTTTACCTGGCCCCCATTGTAGTAATGGGCCTGGATGCGTTCGTCGTCTACGCCGGTGATCCAGTCCTTGAGAACGACCGTCTTGTTCGATATTGGTAGGTTGATTTTGTGAGTTGGAATGTCTGACATGACTAGTATGCCGAAGCACCATTTACAGCGTTGGTAAGTCGAGCAGTGATCTGTGAGGCAGTAGCGATGTTCAGTGACGCCTTGAACGGGATGCTCAATGTGCTGATGTCGTCATTGCTGAACCCGCGCTCTGGGAACGACAGGATGATCTCGGGGAACTGGAAGCGCAGGGCAGGGTTGTGGGTCCCACTAGTGCCAATGATGACGTCAGTGTTGACCATCTCAATGCGGAGTGCCTGATGAGTTCCAGCGGCGGCCAGCGTGTGGAAGGTCCGGTCGTCGTAGTACATCTCGAAGGTGCCAGTGACATCGACGCGCTTGTTGACCACGTCGTCTATGTCGTTGGTGCCCATGACCTGCAGGCTTTCAGCATTCTTGGCGATCTCGAAGTTGACGGAGCGCACTTTGATGGCGGTTGCCGCGTCGAGCGTTGCGTCGTTCGCGCCGGCGGCAGCAAGCTTGACGCTCATGTGCTTGGGAAGGAACTCGTTCTCGTTCGTGAAGGCAACTGTCTCGGTGCTGGAAGCGCTGACCTTACCGATGAGGTTGACGGTGCGGCGGATGTAGTCGCCAACTTCGGCCTGTAGCGACCAGGTGTTGACGGCGCACATCGGCGCCCGGCCCGAGTAGTTCGTGTCGGTCAGAGCTGCCGTCAGAGTGGCGTGCTGGTTGGTCTGCAGCATCGTGTACGTGTTGTCGTACACGCCGGTCGTCGTGCGCTGTACGGACGTTGGGAGCTGTCCGAACACGCCCACGAGCTCGAGGCCGACTGACTTGTCGAAGATCTTGCCGCCGTAGTCACCTTCGGACCAGCGCTTGACGATCTGGGAGTCGCTGACACCGGCGAGATTGCCGAAGCCGGACTCGTTGTCCTTCATCTCCAGCTTGTCGTCGAAGCCGAGGTCGAGTACTGGAATAAAGTAGGTTGGTGCCACAGCGGTTCCGCGGGTAGTTTCGCGGCCCAGCCCTAGCTTAGTAAGTCGTCCTATAATGCGTGTCATTCACTAGCCTCGTCGCCTTTCTTTTCCTCAGCGAGCAAGTCTTTCAGCTGTTTGTCGGCTGCTTGCCGGTCAACGGCCTGAACCGTCTTGTTGTGCTCCGGGAAGTAGAACGTCTCGAGGTCTTGAGTATCTTTCTTTGGCATATAAGCTCCTAACTAAATCTTAGCATTAAAGGCCCGGCAATGGTACATGCAATCTGACGTTGAATCGCACGACTGCCTCTACCGAGAATGAACCTGGTCCGCGGCGGTCGACGCCTATTCCATAACTTACTTCTACCGGTGTGCCAACCCCGATCCATAACTTCTCGTCGAGCTGCTGGCTCTTGCGCAGCTGGTAGAGCAGCGTTTCCTCTAGCAGCTGGTAGTCGTCGCTGCGGCCCTCGCAGAACTCGTAGATCTCCGGTGTGCCGGCGACCAAGTCATATGCACCGTCCAAATCCTGGGTGAAGTCGAGGATAACCGTGGCCACCAGGGCGATCAGGTGCTCATCCTCCATGTTCGTGGCCGGCGAGATGGTCGTACTGTCCTTGGCGACGTAGCAGAGGGGAAGCTCCGATTTGTTGGGTAGCAGGACGTCGCCATTTATGTAGCGGCCCTTGAGCTTGGACGGCCCGTGCTGCTCGAGCAGGTCGATGACCTTTTGGATGACGGGGTCCCGGTAGGCACTCATCTAGCCCCTACTCCGCATAAGGACGATTAAGTATTCCTGGAAGGTCTTCACAATAAACGTCTTACGGTCTTGGTCGATCTTCATCATGACGCGACGTGGAATGCGTTTACGTGGTTGGTTGCTTTGGTGATACTTGAAGTACTCGGCGCTGTTAGTCAACTCAATCTTCGTCTTGGTAGAGCTTGTGAGGAACGATTTGCGCATGACGCCTGTCTTTTCGAGCAAGGGCCACGTATCGGTTCGCTGCCCCTTCTTGAATTGTGGCGTTCGCTCCGGCCAGCCGCCGAATAGGCCACCTCGCTGGCTGAAGTTGAGTTGGAATGTTTTATGCAGTTCCGTACTTACCTGCTTGAGTGGGTTCGTGAAGTCGGACACGCCGTCAGTGACGATGTGCAGCCGCCGTGAGAATTGCTTGTCGCCTTCGATAGAGAAGCTTAGTTGGAAGGCCATTACAGCGGTTGCCTCCGCATGAACCAGTCATCAGGGTCGACGTAGCCATCGTCTGGGCGACGCTCGAAGATGTCTCCGTCAGAGATAGCGCTTGCCTGGGCATTGCCAGTGGTGTTCGTGGCGTCGATGCGCTCCTCAGCCTCGAGTCCGCCAACGTAGTCCGCAAGCAGCTGGGTAGCGAGCTTGATCTTGGCGTAGCCGTCCTTTGACGTTTGCTCAGTGTCGACGCGTGCCCCCCAGTCTCGGGTCAGGATCAGGCCGGCGGCATAGAGCTCGGCGGCCGTGGTGATAACTCCTGGCACAGGTTTGAGGGGCAGTGTCGGTGGCTTGGTCAGGGCGGCACCGCGGAACTTGAGGTCAATCCAACTGTCAGCTTGCTTCTGCTTGCCTTCTACGTAGCCGTCGCTGATCGGGCTGAAGTAGTAGGTCAATGTGACTTTGGAGCTGGCAGTCGGAGCATCCTGCAGCGTGACGATGCCACCGCGGGCGTCGACCGACGCGACCTTAACGGCAGTGCCGTCTACGTACGCCTGGACGTCCTGCGTGGATACAGAGTCGTCGTTGTCGCTGTCGACGATCGGGCGGCGCTTCACAGTAAAGGCGCGGTTGGTTCCATTAACCGCGCCTGCTGGGGATTCATTGTCGGAGCGGGATTGCAGCCCCGCCCCTTCCCGGATCGCTTGTACGGAAGCGTAGGACACGGGCTAGGCCTTCTTGCTGGCCTTTTCAGTGTCAGCCGTACCAGGGTTGTTGTCGCCGCCGCCAGGGACACCGATGTTGTTGTTCTGGTTGTCAGCCTTGTTGTCGTCGGTAATGACCGTCGCCGTGTTGGCAAGCCCACCGTTGACACCGGTGTCGTAGTTGCGGCCTGGCTTGGCCACAGCGTTGTCGCCAGGATCGCTGACGTCCTGCTCGCTGAGCGTTGCAGCAGCTTCGTCGAGCTTGGCAGCTTGCGTGCTGGTGACGATCTCGAGTGACGGGTCAGCCTTGATCTGTTCGAGCTGTTCCTTGGTCAGTTCGACTTCCTGTGCCGTAGGACCAGGCAGGAAGTGGAGTCCTGCTCTGCGGTGGCCCTGCGCCAGTGTGAAGCCTTTGATCAACCGAACGTAATATTTCTTAGTCTTCTCTTCTGCCATATGGGTGATCTCCGCTTAGGTGTTATTAGGCTCCGAGGGTGCCGGTCGCACCAGTCGAGGCGACTGCTTTCTGGAAGAGGCCGTAACCAACTGCACCGCGCCAATAGGTACCGGTGTAGACCTTGCGGCGCATGAACTCGGCTTCGGACTGGTTGACGACAGTGCCGGCGGTTGGGATATGACCCAGGACTGCCAGCTCTTCGCGCTTCCGGTTGACCTGTACGAACGGCTTGATGACGCCTGTCTTGTTGATCAGGTACCACGTATCGGTATTGGTCAGCCAGGCGTTTACACGGATCTCAGCGGCGTTGTAGTACGGGTTGTCCGTACCGTTTGACAGTTTCTGGGTGCTGATCAGCGCCTCAGCAGCTGCCAGCAGCTCTGGAGGGATGATGAGTACGAGGTCGAGCACCGCGTTCAGCGGGCGGCCTTGGTCATCTTTGAACCGGTAGAACATGGTGCGTGCCGCACCGAAGGATGTGGGTCCAAGCTTTCCGGTAAGGACGTTGCTCTGGATACCGCTCGCACCAACCTGGTGGTCAGTGTCGAAGAAGTACTGGCCGTCGTACGCCAGTCCTGTGAAACCACCGGGCAACAGGGTGCCGTAGAGCAGTTCGTCTGGGAAGGTGGCAGCCGATTCACCGATCTGGCCGGCCAGGATGGCGTACTTGCCGGTTTGGTCGTCATCAACGTCTTTGAGGTCGATGGCCATGGAAGCTTCGTACTCTTCGTTTTCGATGCTGTACTTGTAGGTACCGACCTGTACCGGCTTACGCTCACCGTCGAACAAGCGCATGCGAGGCACTGAGCCAAGCCACGCGAAGCTATCCGATGGTCCATTACTGTTCATTTCCATAAGAATGCCCGCGCTGTTGGACTGGTAGGCGTCGAATGACTCCTGGAACTCCGAGCGCAAGCCTTTGACGAATAGATCATCTAACATTTATTCTGTCTCCGTTATTGGACTAAGAGTCCGGGGTTAATGCTACGAATACTTGAGTCGCGCTGACTACCTCAGTCACAACGCCCACGAGGACGTCATTGGTAGTAGTTGCTGCCAGAGCTACAGTCTGGTCGTCGACTGCATAGACCTTCTGGCCGGTCCATGTCTGGTCAGCGCCCGTGCATGCGAAGGGGAATACACCCCGTGCCCATACGCGGACCTTCTTGGAACCAGCAGCGCCCGTGGAGTTCTTGACGTTCTTGTCAGCAACTCCGACGAACTTGTGACCGGATGTGTCGCCAGAGCGCTGGGCAAAGCCAGTAGCTTGGACAACTGATACGAGAGCACCGGCGAAAACGTCGACAGCTCCAACTTTGTAGGGACGGATTACACCGTCGCCGCGCTGCATTGCCCGTGGGGCAGTGAGGTTAGCCATATCTATTTCTCCTCAATTTCATTCATGGTTATAGTTCCGGCTGCCAGCTGCTTCTTGAACTTCTCAACGCTGAAGCCGTACTTCTTGATTTTCTCTTCCTGATCTTTGGTAAGCTCGACTGTTGCCTCTCCCTCACCGCCTTGCTCGCCCAACTTGATAGTCTTCGGGCCAGCATTCAAGATCGCAGATAACATAGTGGGGACTGTCAGGGCCTGGCCCTTGGCCAGCGTGATGCCCGGTACTGTGGCTGACAGGGTGACCTTTGCCTGAGCTGCCGCCTTCGAGAGGCCTAAGAACAGTTCTTTCTGAGCAGGGACAATCTTGCCCTTGCTCAGCAGCGACTGGTATTCCTTCTCGGCTTCCCACTCGGCGCGCTCGCCGCGGAGGCGGGCTAGTTCTTTCTTCTCGTCCTCAGTAGTGGTCTCTACAGGGTCATCTCCGGTGGGCGTCGGGTCGGCGTCATCCGGGGTTTCCTTCGGATCAGCTGCCGGCGTTGAGCTCGGTTCAACTTCTGGAGGATCGGTGACTGCGGCGGTAGCGCCTGCAACCTGGCTTTTGACGGCCTCTTCTGCTTCAGCAGGTACCTCCAGCTCAGCGCCTGGCTGGGCGGTCTGCTTGACCTCGTTGCCTTCGGCGTCTTTGTAACTGACTTCGACTGCGAAGTCTTTATCATTGGTAACTTTAGCGAACTTCATACGCTTCAACTCCTCTACATTATTTTTTGACATCAGAATCAGGCCGGACTTGTTACTGACACCCAGGTTCTCAGCCAGCGCGTCGTAGCGACGCGACAGCTCGGCCTTGTCGGTCTTCTGAAAGTCATCCATGTCATTCAGATATGGGTCAGTCACAAGGGCGATGTGACCAATACAGAAGCCGTGTTTCATGCCGCTCTTCTGATCCTGGTAGTTCCAGTCGAAGCCCATGCTGACATCACCGATAAGACCCTTCTCAAGGTCCTCGAGAGTTCGTTCGTCGATGATGTCTAGATAAGCCCAGAGGCCGCCGACACCCTTCTCGAATTTGACTACCCAGCCAGCGTTGGCGTTGACATCGCCGGTGTGGTTGCGGGGGACAGAGATACGCTTGCCGTAGGTCTTGGCATTGAAGTTGGCGATGGCTTCATCAGCATGCTGCTCTGTGAGTTCCATGAAGATCTCATCTGACCACCAGTCAGGGTTGACCCAGGTGCCATACGACATGACTTGTTTGCGGAAGACGGTGCCCAATATTTGATCTGTCTTACCGAGCTGAACCGGGCTTATAAGATTTCGAAGCGTTGTTGCAGTTTGCCGGTCAGTCATATGCTTTCATTCTTACATAGCTTCCAGCAATTTGGAAGCGGCTAGCCGATATTACAAATGTTTCATTTCGGAGTACGCCCTTGACCCCAAGACGCTCAGCAATATCAGGCAACCTGCAATGACTACCCAGCCAGCAGTCTCGTTCCACGAGTCGAACGGTGACCAAAGGAACTGTATCGCGACGAGACCAAGCACGATGATTACCGCCATTGGCTCTAGTAATCGTGCGATCGCCGCTCGCCTATACAGATTCATGGTCCGCATTGGACGCGACTGTTCTGCGAATCGGGAATAAACGGATATTTCACCGTGCGGCCCATCAGAAATGAGTTGCAGCTCGATCCACTCACCGGGATTAAGGAGGCGCGGGATGATACTTAGCTCAATGGGGGGCGTCTTGCCCTCAATCCAGCCCGACACTGTCTTACGTTCGATAGTCGCTATGTCCGAACGAGCAGTACCCAATGAAGCGGCGGACAGTTCGGCGCTTGTATAGAAATTCTGTTCGTAGAAAACCGAAATCGGTTCTCCGCCCTTGAAGTCATCCTCAGTGACAGCAGACTTGCCAGTATTGTGGATACGGATAACAACAATCCTTGGGTCTTCGAGAGGATTGCCACCATATGTCACCTTGAGTTGGTCGAGGTACTTAACCCGTGCGTTTATGAGTTGGAGATCGCTCACGATCTCGTAGTCGAGGCGTTTGGGACGCCGCAGAAACATCGCCCAGACACTGACGATGAGACCGAGGACACCGATCAGCGTTCCGACGGAGAACTCCCAATGCTCAACGATCCACGCCCACATGCCGCGTCACACTAGCGGAGACGCGGTGGTGTCCTGGAGAGTGACGGCTCTGTAGCGCCGCCGGGGGAGTCAGGCAGCCCGCTGTAGTCCGGCTTCTCCTCCTCGTCGTCCATGATGGCGACCCAGATGCAGCGGCAGTTGAAGTGGATTGGCGGCATCCAGACGGTTGCCATGTACTCGGTGTTGGTCACGACGCTGCTATCGAGGTCCTCGCAGATGGCGCACACCTTGTCGTCGAGGATGGCTGAGTACTGGTAGCCGTAGATGTCGCCGTCGTTGTCCTTGAAGACGTCGTCCCGGCCGATGTTGAGGGCTGCGGTGATGAGACTGCTGGCGGTCAGGTCTTCCTTGTCACCGAAGTAGGCGCTGAACATCTGCGTCACCAGGGCCAGGACGTTGCTCACCGACAGCTCGGTCTTGGCCAGCTGGTTCTTGCGGACGGCATCGGTCACGATCGTCTTCAGCTGGAACAGCATGTCGCTGTACTGCTTCTCGACGACGGCGGCGACGTGCTGCTTAATCATGTCCTTGCTGGTCTGCTTGTTCGCAGGGGCGGCTACCCCGATCTCGTCAGCTGCGGCCAGCTTGGCGTTGCCGTAGGCGTCCAGCATGGAGTCGGTCATGACCTGGCGGGCCTCGCTGTCGAACTTCAGCGTGAAGCCGTCGAGCGCCTTGACGCCCTTGTCGTCGAGTAGCGGCTCAAGCCGTTTGGTGGCGTCCTTGCTCAGCTTGTCGAACACGGGGCGGAGCTCGGTCAACAGCTTCGCCTCAGCCGTGTCAGCGTCCTTCTGGATCTTGGCAAACTGGACCTTGGCTTCGGGGGCTGTCAGCTCGCGCCACCACGTGCCTTTAGCCAGTCGTTGGGGGGCGCGGCGCCGAGACTGCTGGGCGGCTGTGTCACCGCCCTTGACTTTTGGGTCGGCGTCTTCCTCCTCGTCGGGGTCATCCTCGCCAGCATCGTCCGGTTCCTCAATCTCCATCTGCTCAGCCACGCGCTTGGCGATGCCATCGGATACCCAACTCGGAACCGTGCCCTTGCTGACCAGCCCCTTGAAGGCCTCGCGCAGCAGGGTCTCGACCGGATCGCTGAGTGCTTCGAACTTGAAGGTGCCGTAGAGCGGCTGGGCGAAGTTGTAGTCATACAGTTTGGCCACCAGGTAGGTGGTGATGTGCTCTTCAATGCTGGACATCAGGGCCATCTCACCGAGCATGAACAGGTCGAGGTGACTCTCTGCCAGCGCGTAGGAGCCACCTGTGCTGGCGGTTTGGTTGCCGAGCAGCATGCCCTGCGCCAGTACGGCACGGGCCATCTGGACATCCTGGTGGTCGATGGCGGGGGAGAGGTCGACGGCCCGGCCGGCTGTTTGGAACTCCAGCTCCCATCCGAAGGGCAGGGCTACGGTGGAGCGCACACCAAGGGCGTCGGCGATGGACAGGTTGGCGTCCCGCTGTTCCTTGGTGATGGAGTCGTCCGGCTCTTTCAGCACCTTCATGGGAACGGCCGAGACTTGGCCCTGCTGGTTCTGCAGGTAGTACAGCCGGTGCTTCTTGTCGTAGTGGTAGTAGCCGGCACGGAAGGCGCTGCGGCCCTTCAGCTTGTTGCGGGCCTTGTTGTAGGTGTACAGGAAGCAGTAGGGCACCTCGATGCGGATCTTCTCGTAGCTGTTGCCCCGCTTGACGCGCTGCTCCACACCTGCGAAGCCGCCGGTCTCGTCGGTCTTGATCTCGTACTCATGCCAGTCGCGGGCGACGACCTTCTGGAAAGCCACCCTGCCCTGCTCATCGAGCTTGTAGACGATCTCAAAGAAGCGGTGCCCTTGGGCGACACCAAGCAGGATGTCCTCGAGGACCAGTGAGAACGGCGTCGACATGCCGCCCTTGTGCTCAGGGTTGCGCAGGCAGGCCTCTACGAAATCCGCCTGTGGATGAGTCTCGGTACCGTCAGCATTCTTGACCATGTCCTCGGGGTCTGGCTCGATATGCCAGTTGGTCGCCTGTACGGGGAACTTCATGACGTTGAATAGCGCCTCGGCCGTACCGTCGTTGTCGATCATGTTCATGATCTGCGGGATGCTCGGCTGCTTGTTGATTCCGAGAAAATCGCCAAAGGCTAGGATGCCGGGCGTCATAGAGCCAGTCCCGCCCTGCTCGACACCCTTAGTAACGGGGGCTTTACTCCTCGACTTAGCCAGCGTCACATTGTATTTGCCGAGTCTCACCAGTTGCGATCCAGATTAAAAGCCATTACTCGCATTATAAATCGACTCGTAACTATTACCAACAGAACCGACTCCATGACCGCTGCTTGCGGTAGATGGCCGGCCTTTGCGGATGTAGCGCACCCAGTAGGCCATCATGGCGGCGTCTGCGATGTCCGGGCTGTGGCCGAGCATCAATTTGACGTCGTCCTTCGGGATGACCCGCATGACCTTCGTGGTGTCATCACCCTCGTGCAGCTGCAACTCCTTCTTCAAGAAGCTGAGGTGAGGCATCCCACTGTAGAAGAAGACTTGAGCCGCTGTCAGATCCTGACTCCACAGGTAGTACATCTGGTCGCGCAGCATGCCGTACGGCGGCTTGATGCCCTTCGCCTTCTCCACGGCAGTCGGGATCGGCGCGTCACCAGAGCGGAACTGGAGCACCTTCATGCCGTGCGCCAGCATGTCAGTCAGCCAGCCTTGGCCTACGCCAACAACGTCGCCACCGACGTTCAGATAGCCGACCCCCTCCCGCGCCATCATGGCCCGCGTGAGGCGTCCTAGCACCGCGCCATAGTTCATCGGGTCGCACTCTTGGGGTTCGGCCAACGCCCGCAGCTGCTCACTGGTATAGACCTCGGCGTCGACGACCGTGTCGCCCTCCCACAGCACTATCGCTGCCTTGTCTGGCCCGCCAGCGTTTGGGTCGACCGCGATGTACTTCTCCGCCTGCTTCAGGCGGCTGATTGTCAGCGTGTCCAGCGTTCGAGCCTTAAACAGCGATTTCTCGTCGTCAAGAAAGAACCAGTTGTTGCGCAGGTACCGCTCACGCCACCACTTGGGGCGCGCCATGAACCGGTCGTAGTAGCCGGTCGGATGAAGCGGAGAGTCTTCCATCTGGAACTCGATCACGATCTTTTTCTGGTCCAGCGGCTCGATGCTGTCGTCGTCCAGGTCTGGCGGCAGCTTGCCCTCACGCTTCTTCCACGGTATGTAGATCTTGTTCTTGATCCAGCGGTCGTTGGGATTGCAGCAGTAGATCATGATGCGTGGGGCGCCGTTCTCGTTCTTGCGGCCGGTGCGCGAGTACAGCATGTCGCAGCCGTCCTCTTCGACGTCGTCTGCCTCATCTACGCCGGCAGCTGTGGCCATGATCTTGAGCTTCGACCACTCACGGTCTCGGCTCTTGTTCATGCCGATGAACTTGATGATCGACCTGCCGATACGGATCTGAAGGTCGTTGGTTGCCTGGCGCAGACGGTAGTCAGTGCCCTCGACCATGCCCATCTTTTCGAGCACCTCGAGGTATGACAGGAAGGTTCCGATCTGGTGCTCCGCTGCGTCCTTGCGGCCCACCGGGATGACCGAGCCATCGAACTGCAGGGCGATGTTGATGTGCGCGTAGGCCATCACGAACGTCTTGCTAGTACCGATAGCACCGATGAGGTAGATCTCTTCGACTCCGGTGATCGGAGCGTCCCGCACAGCCGCACAGACCTCCGCCTGCTTGAGCGTGATGCCGAACTGATCCGGCGGCACCTAGGACTCCTTGCGCTTGGCCGGCTTCCCTGACTGGGCGCGCATGTCGAAGATCGCCACGGTGCGTTCGAGCGGCTTGTTGTCTGAGGTGACATCGAGCTTGTCGCCATAGCGCTTAGGGTTCATTCGCGCCATATTCCACTTGAGCGTGTCGATGAGCAGACGCCGATGGCCAAGCATGTCTTCCTTTTTGACGGTGGTCTCGACATCCTCTCCGACCGTCTTCTCGGTGACGGTCTCACCCTCGAGTGGATTCTCCGCGATGTCGATCATTCTTTCGGCGAAAGCGTCTGCTCGAGCCTGACACGCCAGCTCGTACTGGTCGCGAAATACTTTCATGCTGGGTAGTCTCAACCACCTGAACACCGTTGATTTGTCTGGCATTGCGAGATCTTCACAGACGGTCCGCAGCGACTCACCCTCAGCTAGGCGAGCACAAATCCGATCGCCTAACGCTTTAGAGTATCTACTTGGTCGTCCTGCCATAATATATCCTCATAATAACATCCTACGGGGGCTAATAGCCTCAAGTCAGCGTCGCAGTATCGCCGAGAGGCTCCCTGCACTAGCATCAACCTATGGCAACACTGCTGACTCCCAAGCAACGCACAGAAGCCGAGGTCAGCGCCGCAAGCACGCTGCGGGCCGCACGGCTCGCAGCAGCCGCAGGGTTGCTGGCAGCCCTCCTGGCAGGCGTTAGTTCCTTGGCAGGCATCGGCTTCGAGACGCAAAGATCAAAAGCTGAGTTTCTGCGTTCACAGAGGCAGGCGGTGTATACGCGCGTGGCCAGTCAAGAACAGGTCGTGAGAAAGGCAGAGTCGGATTATCTCGTGCAGATAATAACGCTGCTCAAACAAGGCAGCTCCCAGAGCGTGGTCTATCCAACGTACCTTAAGGCCTACAACGCTCAGAACCTGTTGTCGGCTCAAAAAGGCAGCCTAGACATAGTAGGCTCTGACGAGGTCCGATTGGCGTTTGACAATCTTGAATCGGAGCATGTGAAGCAGGTGGGCAATCTAAACGTGTTGGCAAGCACGATCGTCAAAAAGGGACTCCCGTCGGGAGGCAAGAATGAGGTTGGCGACACATTCAAGCGAATCGACGGCGCCCGAGCTGAATGGGTTGCTGCCGCACGCGCAGACATGGGTACTTAAACATGCACCTCAGGTATTCTGGCACTGCAGCTGCCACTGCTTCACCATCTTCACCCCCAGGTCGTGGGCGCTCGGCGTCTCGTCAGGCAGCTCGCGGACCAGGTCGCTTGTCAGGCCGTGCATGCAACGGGGGCAGTACCTGACCAGCAGGTGGAGCGGCAGGGCCAGTACGGCGTAGCTCGTGAACACGTAGGCCACCTGCAGTGGCTCGTGCAACTGGGTGGCAGGCCGCCGGGTAGACGTGAAGCTCTTGACTGCCCTACGGGCGATCAGCTTGGCTTGGGCGCGCTCGAGAGAGGCGTTCAATTGCAGGCCACCTTCACCGCGCACGTTGTAGCGCCCCACGGCTGCCAGCCTGACTGCTGGTACATGGCATATGCGGCGGCCACGTTGGCTGCAGGGTCGTACAGCTGGCCGCGTGTGCAGTTGATCTGGAATAGACCGAACGAGCCGGAGCAGGCGCCATGATCGTCAGCCATGTTCGTGGCGTTCGGGTCACAGTGAGACTCGGCCATCATGACTTGGTAGGCGACGTCAGTGTTCCAGTCGTACTGGTTGATGAGGCTTCTGGCTAGCTCGCACCCTGTAAGGCCAGCCGATACGGGCTGTGGTGCCGGGGTAGGAGCTGGCGTAGGTGCGGCCGCTGGCTGTAGCGCTGACGCCGTGACGGGTGCAGGCGCCGCGGCCTGTCCCGCTTCGGGGATGACCAGCTGCGTGCCGGGGTAGATGCGGTTGGCGTCCTTGATGCTCGGGTTGACCTCGTGCAGCTTCTGCCATGTCGTGCCGTGCGTGCGGGCGATCCTGTCTAGGTAGTCGCCGCCCTTGATGGTGTAGCTGGCGGCTGTGGCCGTGACCGGGGCAAATATCACGGCTGCTGCCGCTAGTAATGCTAGTGCTGTGTTCTTGGTTCTGATGAGTGTCATATGCGGTTCCTGCTTAGTTGACCTATTCATTATCTCACGGACGCCACAAATCGGTATGGCCTCTGGTCAGGGGTGGGGGTTGTTTCGGCACTAGTTGTCCACACCACGTACCGCTAGCCAGAGCGTCGAGCACGCCACTAGCGTCCGAGAGTCCGAGTCACCCCTCTACAGAAAGAAGGACTCGATGCAAGCAAAACTTGTAGCGCTGCTGGTTGCCCTCGTCATGGGCTTCATTGCGCCACAGTCCGCCCAGGCCGCCCCCGCGCCTCAACTCAGGGCCGTACCGACGGTCACCCAGTCAGCTGCACCGTTGATCAGTGTCCCGACCCACAAGCGGAAGTGGACGAAGGCCGAGAAGCGCGAGACGGGCACCGCGATCAAGATCAAGCAGAAGGCCCAGCGTGGCAAAAAGCTCTACTTCAACCGGATGTGGAAGGTCACACACAACCGGAACACGATCACCCGCTTCATCTACGGTCACAAGTTGGCCGGGGGCAAGGTCGTCTACCCGAAGGCCAGAACGGCTGTGATGCAGCGGGCTGACACAGTCACAGACGCCATGGTCGCCAAGGCGCGGTGCAACGGTAAGACGGATGGAAGCTGGCAGCCGTACGGCTACCGCATCAGGTTGAACAGTTGCCACGCCCAACGGGCTGAGTACGCCGCGATCTACGCGGCAGCCACAGTCGCCTTCCTGGGGGCTGTGGTTCGCGGCAACCCGCGAACCAAGATCGTCGTCGCTGTGACGGAGTTCTTCTTCACGGTGGGGGCGATCCAGCTGGCCATCTGTAACCGGAACTCAAAAGGTGTCAGAATCTTCTACATCACCGTCACCGGCAGCGCGTTCTGCCGCCAGCAGTAGGGGAGTGGTCATGAGCTCAGCCCGTAGGCGTCTGCTTGGCAACGTCCTGATCTACGGCGTGAGCGGCGGCGCAGTCCTGGCGCTGCTCGTCCTCATGATTATCGCCTGGCCTCAGCCCTCGTCGCCCACGGGCCAGCTCATCGGGTACTGGATGCTGCCCATCATGGCGGTCGGCATCGGTGCGGCCCACGCCGGCTCAAGGGTGAAGGCCACAGCCAGAACATAGGTAAATCGGCATGTCATGCGTTCGGCAATGTGTATAAACGCGCTACTATGACAGGTAACTACTCATGTTCGGGGAAGGCTACTCACAATGGCATCCAGGGTCGTACTGGTCGACGATCTCGACGGAAGCGAAGGTGCGGAGACGATTACCTTCACTATCGACGGGACCACAACGGAGATTGACCTCTCTAAGCAGAACGCTGCCAACCTGCGCAAGGCGCTTTCTGAGTACCAAGCGCATGGGCGGACTGTCCAGGCGACGCGCTCTGTAGCGGCGCCAAGCCGGCGCTCCAGTACAGGTCAGGGGAGTAGTCCCGCCCATCTGGCTCAAGTCAGGGAGTGGGCTAACAACCACGGATTCACGGTGTCCACCCGTGGCCGTATTCCGGGGAACGTCATGGCTGCCTACGAAGACGCTCACAAGTAAGCTGCAGCCAGCAATAGCCCTCGGCCCTTACCGGCCGAGGGCTATTGCTTTGTCGTGGTGTAGGGGCAGTAGGTGCAGGTCAGAGAGCCAGCGTCGTGTCGGCATCGGTGCCCGAAGAGCCAGCATCTGATGCTCATGCTGCCTCGCTTCTAGTGCCGTCGATCCACTCGACCGGGACGTACCACTTACCGTTTATGTATTCTTTGTGGGCGAGAAGCTTTAAAATTTTATCACTGGCGTCGCTGCTTTCTGGGGAGGGGGTGGGGTTGTCAGTCATTATTCCCCCTCCCCCGTGGCTCCGGGACTGACAGGCGGTTACGTTCGGCTTCTACGGCAGAGAAGTTGATGTACCGCTGCCAAGTCCCATCAACGTCAACATCCTCGGAGTGTGTCTCGATGAGCCGTGTAAGCACCCGCCGTACCTCGCTGGCGGCGTAAGCTTGGATAGCCGGTAACTGCTCATCTACTGCTCTGCCGCAAGCCTGTGCATCGTCAAGCATAGTTTTACTTTGGCGGGCATCATGACAGAGTTGTACCAACGGTTTGATTAATGCCATGCGCAGAATCATGTCGTTCTGTAACTCCGCCTCCCCTGCCGCCTCTGGTACGGGTTCGGCGGCCGGTTCGCTCAGGAGTTGCTTGAGGGCGGTGCGGGCTTCGTCTTTGCAATGCAAGTCTCCGGTGAGTAAACCAGCATGTAGTTTTTCGATTATCCGATCTATAGCACTATCAATAGGGTCGCTCATAGCTTCGGCTCCAATTCTTCGGGCATAGGTTCAATGGTAATGACTGCATCTTTAGCGAAAGCCGACAGTTGGAGTTCTAGAGCTCCCTCGTCATCATTCCAGTCTTTCAGTGGCATGGGTGTAGCTTCACCTTCGTGTGCTGTCAGCCAAACGTAAAATCTGCTCATGCTCTCCTCGCTTCCTTGTATGTAGTTAATGCTCACCCAACCGCTCGGACTCGATCGTGTTCAACACATACGAACGGGTCACGAGATAGCGGCCATCCGGCACGGTGTGCTGCCTGACGGACGAGGCGATCCGGTCGAGCATCTGGTTGGTGCTGGTGATGTGCCAGTCCAGCAGCGTCTCGATCAGCTGTGTCTGGTCTGCAGCAGACATGTCACGGACGAGCTTGGTGACGGCCAGACGGTCGGTCATGATTTGTTCTCATTGACACAGTTTGAGCACTCTGCCGGTTCAATCAATTTCGTGAGTGCGATATGTCCACCCATAAAATTTCCTAATGCTACTAATCCTTGAGCATGTTTATCACAAGCATCGACCGGACCACTAGGCCAGTGAACCGTGCATGTCGCTGGATATTTGATAGTTGTACTCATTTATTCCATCCACCTGACATGGGTGTCTCCTGGTTCGTTACGACTTGTCTGCTGAAGCCTGCTGGCCGGTCGGCGGATGGAGGACACACCGATCGGCCAGCACGGTCTAGCAGGATTTGAGCAGGCTGTCCGCACCAAAAGGGGGTGGGCACCGCTTGGTGCGGACAGCGCTGGCAGTATTCCCAGCCTTCTTCGGCCGATGAATGGATCTCTCCTACTACCAGGACGCGCAGCAAGCAGGGTCTAGCACTGGGAGGGTTCTAGAGATACTTGCTGCGCTGTTACCTCTGCGAGCCAGCACTAATCCAATTATTGATGATAGTTGATATTAGTTCTCGCAGAGACTGTCTACTGCTCAAATTCTCAAGGTGCTGCTAATCATGTCGATACCTTCGCCAAGCTCCCGGTGTGGTTGCCATGCGGGCGTTCGTCGTTACGTCTTGCGCGCAACCTAGCTCGCCGTAGTCGTGACTATTGGCTGTCTGGCATCGACATAATCAGCATGCGCTTATCGACCGATATCGTCAATACTATTCTTGCTGTTTGGCGGCTATTCCTGTGGATAACTCGTCAGTCATCGCTGTCTTCGTCATCGCAGACCACACGCTTCAGCCAGAAGGCGACGTTACGACCGCCGTTGTCCTCTATGGCGACCTCGAACTCGAGCGGCTCGATCGGCGGGTCGTCGGTCAGGATGGCGTCCACCGTTGACCGCATGGACGGGTAGTCGTCGCTGGCTGCCCATTCCTCTTCAGTCGCGTAGCCGGTCAACTCGGCTGTGGCCTCAGCCGTAGCCAGTTCGTCGTCGTTCGTGGCGTACTCCCGCATGGTGTCGATCAGGTAGCCGGCGGCGGGGAGCCACCGCTCGAAGCACTCGACCTGAGCCTCCGAGGGGGAACCCGCGACTGTCCTGCCGGCATGGAAGCGTTCGTTCATGCCTCGCTCTCGTCGACCAGTTCCACTTGGCGGAAGTACGGCTCGTGGACATAGAGCTCGTAGTCCGGGGATTCGACGCTGACGGACCGGTTGGCGTATTCACGGGCGTCGTCCCCGTTCTCAGCCTCGATGGTGAGTTCAACGTCAACCTGCATGCGGACGTTATAGCGAGGCCGGTACGGCTCTTCGCCCCAACTCCTGAGCACGTCGTTGGCGCCATGCCGGCAGATGGTGCCGTCTATGATCCTCGCGATGACGGTCTTGCGGACCATGCGGCGATAGCCCTCAAGCTTGGCGATCGCGTTGGCCGCTTCTTCACGGGCTTCCTGGATCTGGTCGCGCAGGTGGTTGGGCAGTTGCTCGTCAGCCGTACTGCCGTTCGATGATAGTTCGTAATCCATGCATGAGATTCCTGCTTAAGTTATAAGTGGAGCGTGGGGCACATAACGGGTCAGGGAACCCCGACCATATTGGCTCCAGTATTTTGGCCGGCCCCATATTCATTATTGCATATTTCTTGTGCGCAAGAATGAGCACATTTGTGTTACACAACCTCGACCTCTGTTGATGGCCAGATTGTCGTCGTACAATGTATCTTGGACGTTGTCAAGTACTACTGTTGCGACGACTAATGCGTTATACTTTCGTACAGATACCCTAATTTCACGGAGCGTATCTTGTGCGAAATACTGACCATGAACGCAACCAAAGAATAACTCGTGCTTATCAATCGTGCGAGTTTACGACTGAGTACATTGCCGAGCGCTACGGCATTACGCCCCGCCGCGTGCAGCAGATTGCCAAGCAGTACGGCATCGTGCGGACACGGGCTGAGGGCAACCGAGTGGCCACGCCTCTGAAGCGGCAGCGTCGGATCCGGCTCGGCTAGCATGCCGTCGTGAACTCTGAATGGATCGGTCTGGCCGGCATCATCGTCGGTGCTGCCGTAGCGCTCGTCAGCACAGCGCTGTCCCCGAGGGTCACGGCTAGGCAGACCCATAAGCACTGGTTGCGGGACAAGAGGGCCGAGTCATACGAGAAGTTCTTCCTCGAGTTGCACGACATACTCACCCGTGAGGGCGTGCAGTACGAGCCGAGGGCCACACCGGAGGCGGTACCACCTGCAACCTCAGCAGAGTTGGCGGCTCGCATTCAGCGTCTGGGACGAGCGGTCAGTCAGGTGCAGTTGTACGCCTCCACCACGATGCGGACGCTATCGAATGCGGTTGCGGTCCGCTATGTCGTCCTCGTGTGCAGTACGGAGCCTGACGACCCCAACAATCGTAAGGCGGCATATCAGGAATTTGTCCAAGCCGCGCACATCGTGGACCAACAAGTCCGTAAGGAGTTGAACGTCGAGGATCAGGACTCTAGGACTCGGCTGAGCGTCCTGCGCGCAAGATTCGATCGGTCGCGCTGAACACCTGCCTGATCGCGACGTCCGCGGGCCGCTCCCGCCGCAGCCAGCCTTGGATATAGCCCCTGCTCTCGCTGGCCTGCTGCTCGGTGAGCACGTCGAGCTCGTGCATGCTGAGGTACGACGTCGCCTCAGCCTGGAACTCCATGACGCCGCGGTGCGTGCCGTACTCGGCAACCTTGGCTGGTTCGGTGTGGCCCAGCACGATGTGACCGATCTCGTGAAACGTCGTCCCGGTTGGGTCAGTCGCTACCGGGTTGAGCGCGAACTCCCGGCCGATTGAGTATCCCTGGGTGTTGCCGTCGAGCAACTGGAACGGTACCTGACGGATGTCCAGCGCCTCGAGCGCCACAGGCAGCTTCCAGTCAGGTGTCTCCACAGGCGGGAGCTCGTCACCCTCCGTTTCGCTGACGGTGAACAAGCACTTGACCGGCTTGAACTTGGTCAGCTTTTTGGGTTCACCCTGGTCGTCGAGCTGGTCCTTGAGCGTGACGGTGATGGGCCGAATGATCTCTTTGGCCTTGCTGCCACGAAGGACCTGCCGGCCGATGGCCTTCCAGCGCTGGTAGGTGGCCACTGGTTCAAGGACGCCCTGGCTGAGCAGCAGCATTTGGTTCATGAAGCTGTAGTTGTAAAAACGGTTGTAGGTGTTGCCGACGCTGCCTGGCGCGGTCAACGCAGTTTCGATGAGCTTGCCCCAGTCGATGTCACGGGTTGTTGATTGTTTCTCAGTGGTCATCACCGTCCTCTCTTGTATTAGGTGGTAAATGGAACTCGTCGTTATCAGAACCGTAGGCCGGGTCGAGGCGTTGCTCCGCGGTCGCCTCGAGCTCACCCTTGTTGTGTATGGACAGGATCGTCCAGGCAAGTCCCAGCAGGTAGCGGTCTGACACAGGCTGGCTGGCGCGAAGCCGGTCGATGGTGCCCATGCAGATCTGCGCCTGGCGGTTGCCCGAGGCGGCCGCGATGCTCATTGCGGTGCGGTACCGGACGTAGTCATCGGCGTTGCTGACCATGAAGCCCTTCAGCCAGCGGTACGCGCTGCGGGCTGCGGGGTGAAACTCGTCCGGTCTGATCTCGGTAGGGTCAGCGCTCATCACCGTCCTTCTGCGCGTTGCGCCCTTCGAGCTGTCGCTTCTGAGCTAAGCAAACAGCGTGATAAACGCCGTCGCCGGTCATACTGTGGCCGCACCACCTGCATTCCGGCTGGCCGGCAGTCGACCTGTGGACAGGGGCGACATTGCGTGTCTCGAAGTTCTTGCCGCCTCTGCCATCCTCTTCAGCAATCATGTCCTGGCGGATCTGATCCTCGTCGTAGTTCATCTCAACAGCTCCGTCTGGCGCAAGCGTCGGTGCGCCTCGAGCCGCAGATGCATGATGTGGCCATTGACTGAGTCATAGGCTCTCTCACCACGTAGTGGTTCCAGCATCTCCAGCAACGTGCGGAGGTAGTAGGCGTTGATAGCTTCCCTGGCCTGCTTCAGCTGCGCTGCTCGTTGCTTGAACGGGTTGTCACTGTGGCCGACGCGCCTCGCCTGCTTGTACAGCTTTTCAAGGATCTCGGCCGGCGGGTAGTTCTGCGGAGGGGTTTCATCGCAGAAGGGCACCAGGTACATGGCGGCGTTGTCGTTGCCGTCCACATGTTTGACGTCTGGCTCCGGTAGCCACCATGACTCCACGCCAGCCTCCTGCAGGGTCTGCCGGATGACCAGCTGGGCTACGTGGCCCGGCTTGTCCGCGTCCTCGAAGCTCAGGGCATCTACGACGGCCTGGTGGGCAGCTTCGCGCGACTCTGCCTCTACGTCGAAGGCCACCACAACTAGGTGCTCCGTCATGACACGACCTCCCGCTGCAGAATGCCCTGCTTGAAGAGCTCAATCGCCAGCTTGCAGGCGGCATCTTCGGGGGTGGCCCCAAGCTGGCGGAACTGTTCGGCAGAACCGCGTTGGTCATAGCTGGCGGACCAGTAGGGCATGAATCCACCGCCATCGTTTGGTAGCGATGTGAGTTTGATGATGGTGCGCTTGAACGTCGTCGGGTGCTTGTATTCCCGTGGCAGCTTCCGCAACAGGTAGCCAAGGTCGTAGGCGGGGTACATCTCATAAAGATGCGCGTCTCCTTCTTCGTAGTCGTACTGCGCGACGAAGCTGTCCCATTGCATTGGCTTGTTGATATGAACAATGCCGGGCACATCCATACGGCTGAACTGCTTGGACACAACCCACACGTAGTCCATCTGGTCCTTCCATGCGCTGGCCGCGTGAAGTTCCTGGCACAGCCCAAGTGATGCGACATTCATGAGCTGATACCTCCGTGAGGGTCGCAGCCCACGTAGATCGTCGGCTTCGGCCGCTCCGGACCACCGACCCAGCCGGCCACGTATCCCGGTGGCAGGTCGAACTGAGGGGTGTAGTGAGCAGGAGAGTAGTCGACGCCGTAGCGGTCGCAGAGGCCGTGCAGAGCGGTGTCTTGGGCTTCGGTCAGGCCTTGGCGCTCAGGTGCGTGTTCGCTCATGACCAGGTCCTCCGTTGCTTCAACTGCTTATGTTCAGCCCGCCTGGCCCGAGCACGCTCACGGGCGGCGACCTTTCGATCCTCGTCGTAGATGTCGGTAACTTCCTTGACGTTCATACGGACGGTCGCGCCGGTCGCCTTATCGGTGAAGTACACGGTCGGATATGTTGACAGCTGTGGCTTCGCGCCATGGTTGCTGCAGTAGCTGTTTACAGCGCGCAACTGTCGCTGAGTCCATACCTTCGCAAGGGGTGCCGACTTGGAGTCGCGGGCTGCAGCTGGTGTTTCGCGTGGCCGTTGCCCATCCGACAGCATGCTTGTCTGATTGCTCATGCCGCGGTACCTCCACCGTCAGGGAACCACCGTGCCAGCGCGTCCCTGACGATCATGACCTCGTCTTGTGCCTCAGCCAATCGCTGGCTGCACTGCACCTCAAGCAGCTGTAGCTCTTCAAGTGACAGGCGCCCGAGGTTCATAGTGACGCCGTTAATCCGTTCGATCTGTCTTCTTTCTGGAAAGTAGAATATCTCTGCCATACATCTTGGTCCTGCTTAGTTAATAATCCCTGTGATCACTCGGGTGATCACTCGGGCGATCAGCTCGCCTAAGGACACGCTGTAGTCCTCGACCTGGTTTCCGAACTGCGGCCATAAGGCGCAGACGATGACGACGGCCCCAATGAGCCAGCCGGTCCAGGCGAGAGAGTCGAAGAGTTTGGCGCCGTTGCTCTTTAAGGTCTTCGAAGTCAAGCTTGAAATCATCGAGCATTACTCCTGGACCTTCTTAGGGCGGCGGCTGATACGTCCGCCTTTGGCGCCCGCTATGCGGGCGCGCTGCCGGTCCGCCGCGAAGCCACCGGTGTGGCCCCTCCTGCCGCCAATGCTGCCAATCTTCGCGTAGTGGTCTGCGCCGTATTTCCTCTTGAGCGTGATTGCCGCAGCGCGTCCCCCTTCAGTAGTTCCTGCCATTGATTTGTCTCCTTGTCAAGTTGTAGTTAGTTGTTGGCGCCTCGGCCACAGTCAGGACATCCGCCTGGCTGCCACTTGCGACAGGGGTAGCCGATATCCTCACGCGGACAAGAGCGCACGAGCCTCAGAAGCAGCCAGGCGACGAATACGGGCACCACGGCGAATAGTAAGACGGTGGCCATCATGACTCTGCCTCCGGCCAGTCGGGCTCTCGAGGATCAGTAACGTTGAGGAACTCGTTGTCTGTTAGGTAGAAGATGTCATATTTGCTCATGCCTTAACCTTCAACCCTTCCAACACCCTGTTGGCCTCTGACTCGGTCATCTTGTGCGGATCGACCACGTCAAAGCTGTCACGCATGATGTCGGCCATGTCTTCGTCGAGGATGTCTTGCTTACGCATCTCGTCCACTATGGTGCGGATCTGTAGCTTGGTTGCAGGAGCAGGGGCCGAGCCGACAGACGGTCTGTTCAACCGCGTGCCGGTGCCTATGCCGCTTTCCAGCTCTTCCTTGGTCCAGAGATCCAGTGCCACGCCGAAGCGCATTGCAGCGTTGCGGAGGGCGTCACCGATCAGCTCCTTGATGCTGCTGCTTCCATCGCCGTAGCCGAGCCTAGTGACGCCGTGGATAGTGAGTTTGATCCAGAGGTTGCCCTTGCTGTCGAGCCGAGGCAGGGAGTTCTCATCCACAGATAGTGGCTCCCAATCCCAGTTCTCAGGGCCAGCGACGGTGTTTAAGCGATCCGTGACGGCCGCGTGGCCCACGTACTTGAGCTTGGCGCCGCCTCGACTCATCTCACCGATGGCCTCCGGTGGGAACGGCTTACGCAGCTCGTCCCAGATACTTGTGGTGTCCTTCTTGTCTGTCATATCGTTGTGCCTGTATTACGGTTGCTAAAAGAGAAGTCCGATCATGAACCCCAGTACGAGGACGCCGGCGCCTTGCCAGAGTCCGATATGCTTGCCCTTCTGGTCCTCTTCGCCCGCCGCGTACCCTGACTGGTAGCCGAAGTCGTAGCTCTTCATCGTCAGCGACGTTGAGGCAGGGGCTGGGGGAGTGGAAGTGTCGAGGTCGGCCAACCACTCCGTACTATCCGTGGCATCATGAGGAATGTCGACTTCCCGCAACCGTTCTACTGACTCTTCTGTGAGTCGGAGTTTACCGGCTTCCGGATCGTCGGCATCAACTGTTCGTACTTCGAGTACAGTTGTCTCAGTTCCGGGCTTGTCCGCAGGCACAGCGTCATGACTATCGTCGCCATGCTTATCTTCCGGCCGGCTAGTTCGCTTTGCTGGCTTGCGTACTCGCGCAGTGCGAGGTTGAATGGTAAGCTTACCTTCCAGGTCACCGCCACCAGTTTGGCGCCCCACCGCTTGTTGGGCAGAAGCCACTTGGGGTTTGGCATCTAGTGTTCCTTTCGTCATATAGTTGATGTACTCCTGTGTCGTTAGTTAACAATCATCATTATGGATTATGCTTATACAAAGTCAATACTATTTGTGCTAGATAATGCATATTCCTGTGGATAAGTTCGCTACGAATCCGCTACACTAAGCGGATGCGAGCAGCGTGTGGTGAGTGTGTGGTAACCCTGTGTGGGAACCGTGGGAATCAACGGTTCGTCGCATCTGGTTTTCGCCGCCGTTTACCCTGGTCAACCGCCTGGACGCGCACTGGCGAAGTCTGCGTGGGCTGTTGTATGAAGCCACTCAGCTCGG